GTGGATCATAACTGCCAGCATGCCATAAACCGTGTGTAACTACTGGAATGCCCAGTAACTCACTCATGTACTTTAGATTAATAATACCTGGATGCCAGGCATCAGTAAAGATAAAATGATCGCCAGCCTTGACGGATCCTGCACAAAAAAGTCTTCCAAGCTGTTCAACTTGGCTTGCCTTATAGATATTAGTGCCCCCAAAATTGAGAAATGCACCAGGAGTAGTGGCGTTAGGAATATCATTAGGACCCGATATAACATGAACTTCATGTTCTGCCTTTCGTAAGAGTTCAGGTACATGAGTCTTCCATTGACCCGTGTACCTTGTATCTACTGCTTCTAAATCAACGAGAAAAATTCTGCTCATTGCGTGGCCGGTAGGTGTTATTGCCGTTGCCGCTTCGGTTAAATTCACCGCGAGGCTTACGGTCGCCATTCCATGGCTTCTTTGGACGAGTACTGTAATAGTAGTTGTTCCAAATTTGACTATTCCTATTGTAGAGATTAGCTTCGTTAAAGTCGCACATCTCAAAGCGACAAAAATCTTGAAACTTTTCTAAGTCGTCAAACAGTTTGACAATGTCAGGACGATTTTCAAAGTAGTTAACGTCTTTATAATTATTCTTAGCCATAATAGCTTTCCTTAGTACTTAATAAATGAACCATTTTCCCCGTCTTCGGAGACCTCAATCCAAACCTCACGATTTGGATACCTTTGTGAAATCTGAGCATACAAGTCATCGCTCATCATCTCGCAACTTTTAAAATCAAGTTCTAAAATGTCTTTACTGTAAAGACTTTCGCACCAGCGTTTAAACTGAATGAACTCAATATCGCGATCGTTGTGTGTAACACCGATCCATACTTTAAAGTGAAAAATATGTCTGTGTGCATTAGCTAAGAATGACACATCATATTCTCCTGCGGTACATAAATTAGGATCAGTTGCCGCTGCCGGGTAACAATGCATACCTTCTTTGCGGAACGTGACCCAGATCATTTTATTAGGTCTAATATCTTGTTTAATAATCATTTTACAATTTCGTCGTTTTTGTATTGATTCCAGTCTGTAAACTTACTACGATCCATTAGTGTGTGTAGACTGTGGGACCACACACCGGGATTAGTTGCTTTAAAATCTTTATCATCGATTTTAAGCATTGTATTATAATTCCATAATTTAATGTAAGGAATTGGCACACGAATCTGTGGAATAAAATTATTACTCTCGCATAGTCCACTATCGTGAAATTCTTCTAATTGATTAATAGGAATGTCGAGACTGCATAGGTAATCCTTTTCAAGAAAGAATCGAATCATGTCTTCCCATGCTTTGTGCTCGTCGTAGTTTCGGGGATTGTAGCTGTGATTAGCACCAAAAAAGATATGCTCGATTCCGTCAGGGTGTTTATCGAAATGATAAGCAATTTCGTCAACAGGTTGCACACCTGTAACAAACAGAGTACGCATACCAAAAGCAGGAGTATGTTCTACTTCTGTGCCTACAAAGAAGGTAATGTCTTCTTTAACGCCATCCGTATAATCACGCTTCATTTTTCTTTTCCTCGTAAAGTTTAAACATTCGAGTTACATCTTCCATACGTTCTTGAAATACATGTGGTGCTAATTCGCTTACTGCTTTCATATCCCATTCACTGGGATAATGACGCAGGCAATATCTTGCGCTGTCTTTAATTGTTTTTGGAACTCGAGGAGTAGACAGAATCTCCAATAAAAACTTTTGAGTCTGTACTACTGCACGATACCGTTCGTCGGGTAATGTCATTTAACTTCTGCTTCAAGTTGATCAAGTTTAATAGCTTCTTCTTCGCTGAATTCTTCGGCGTGTTCTAATTGTACAGTATCTTCCTCTACTATGTCAAATAGATTGGCAAATTGTGTACTTGCATTAACGGTCTTCTTACCAGTGGCACCTCTGGTACCAATAATGCTCATCCAAAAGCGACTGTATTCTTCAACAATAGCATCAGCTATCCCTCTATCCGAAGTTGCAAAAATAGCTTCAATAATATCTTTAACAAATAATCTATCAAATTTTTCTTGTACTAACATAGCAGGAACATTTCCTGCATCGTATTTTCGATTAGCTTCTTGAACAGCATTAATGTGACTCCACACATTATGCCCCATTTGGATTGCATAGCTAAAAGAATCCCAACTGGTCCTGTTACTAATTTTGCCCAACTTATTAAGATCTGGCGGAATAATCCAATCGTTCTTATTATAGGGATCTGGTGCCGCAATTCCTGGCTTAGGAGTGCCAGCACCGTAAATGCAAACATCTTTCATCAACACACCGTCCATTAATGGACTTGTTTCAAAATTCTTAAAGATTCCATCTTGTATTACAGCGTCTTGAAACAGCCTTGTATCCTGTGCATACTTTTTATCGTCTGCGCTGGGAACCATTCGATAGACCCATTTGGTGCGATCAACTGTTTCTGTTTGAATATAAATTTGGCCGTTAGCAGTGGCAAGGAACGGACTTGCACAGTCAAACGATATTGTAAAGTTAGGATTGTGGTATTTACGTACAGCACGTTGAATATCAGTTAATAGCGTAGCCCACTCAAGTTTGCTTGTACCGAGAAAGTGCATCCAATCTTGTTTACCTGTTTCTAACAATCCATCAAAACGTAATGCTACTAATCTTTTAAGAACAAGGTGTACGTCACACATATTCTGTCCACCCATGCCCCAACCATTGAAGTGATTGCTGAACTTCTTAGGATCGCAGTAGTGCTTCATACGTTGATACCAATCTTCGGCATCTGCGTGATTTTCGCCTTGCAATACGTTTAGGAACTTACAGTTACCATTACGATTATTAATAAAATAATCATTGTTGATATAAGTGCCTTGAACTGCTTCAGCATACGAACTAATCTTAGTAGCGGCAACACCTGCTGGACTACGAGCAACCCACGCAGGAATATCAAGGCCCATGCCATAGTCCATTAACGTGTCCATCCAAGTAAGCACTTGTTTACGTTTTTTCATAGCCTGTGGGCAGTTAGGATCTTTCCAGTCAGCAGGCCAAACACCCTTACCAATCTGGAATCCGCCCGAGTCACCTAATACCCAAGATGTTGCTCTGTTCCTATTGCGGAACATATCCTCGCTGTCATCTTGTTTGTTTAAATCAAGATTGGCATGCCCTGCTGAATATAAACAATGATCGTAATAAAACGCACCCTTGTCTGGTTCGAGGTAATTGAGACTTTCAACACCGTTCTTAAAACTTGTAGGAATACGTGCCGGATCTACGTAATTTCCGTAACGTTGTTTTCCGATAAATGTGCTATAGAACCCTGAGGTTGCCGGCAAGAAGTATGCGTAATCGTTTTGTGTTGCTGTTAAGTTTTTATTCATATTAAATGTTGTGCCAATACCATACAGCTAATCCATGCCCATATAGTGTTAAATCCCACTAATGTAGGTAATAGTTTCTTTTCACTGGCCCAAATAAGTGTAAGGCTTGTTGCTAATGTAAAGAAATACAACCACCAAATTTGTATACCAAATATTAAGCCAGGAATAATGATACAAGCCTTAGCCGCCCAACTGGCAAACTCTACACGATTGTAATCAGTCCAATATTCCTTTGTAAACCACATGCCATAACATTCTTTCATTTTATCAAATCCTATATGGCGATATACAGCGCCACATAGAACTAAGAATACTAAACAAGCAGATAATATCTGTACACTATTCATTATTTGCTTTGTGCTGGCAAGATATAGTTATATTCTGTCATTCCGCTATCCACAGTAATTTGCATAGCGCCTTGATCGCTAATACGCATAGTCTTGTCGCCTGACAAATTTAAAATTTGCATAACTTGTGTAACCGGCCATGACCATGTGCTTTTTAGTTTTCCACCTGCGGCATTTTGGAATACAAAACTACCAGCGTGTGTACTTGCATCACCGAAGCTGAAAATTAAGTTACCACTGTCTGTGCTAACTTGAAATACTGATTCTTCACTGTGCGCTTGACTTTGAAATTTCAATTTCTGAATACTGGTAACAGCAGGTGCAAATTCGATATCCCATGCAGCCCCTTTGAACTTGGCACTTTTTAATTTTTCATTAATAATTTCTGTGCTCATAAAGCGATAGTCATTACTAAAGTCGCCACCTGCATTTTCAAAGTGAATAGTTGTAGGAATATCTACACCGTTACGTTGCTGGCGAATAACTTCAATCTTAGCATCGTCCTTGTATTCTGGACACTTTAAGTGGATGTTAAGTTTATCTAAGTTAGGCATACCAAATGTGCCTTCAAACTCGTCTACTACTTTGTGCGTTTTAGCAGTTAAAATAACTGAACGGTCTTCAGCCATGGATTCGATAGTTGTATCTTTTTCTGTGCCTGTGATTTTAACAATAGGCAAAAAGCCTAATGCGTGAGTATGTGTTACGATGTCTTGTAAAATGTCTTTCATAATGATTCCTTTGTGTTAGTATATAGGTATTTAGGTCAGAAGTCAAATAATTTGTTGAAAGTATTTGTCTGTTCGGTTGATCTGATGTCCCAGTTTAGGACACCGATTAGGTTTTCCAACTTATTATCAATAATAGTTGCTTCCATTTCTTCGTGATTAAATGGTAAATCTTTAAACCATTGGGGTAGTCTAAGTTCATCTACTGGATAAGCCACACTGGTAAATCCCATAGGATTATCTTTGAGTTTACAAACAATGACTTTTTGACCGTCAGTAACACTCATAGAATACTTGTCATCAAACATACGCTTTAGAGTATTCCAGTTGAGACTTGCACGAACGTGTCCGGGCATGTTAGTCTTTCCTGCTTTCTCTTCCTTGCCGCGATATGCTGAAATATTGTTAGCACGTTTAGGCGAGCCTTTCTCCCAACCTGGACGCACTTTAAAATCAGTTCTAAAATTTGTTATAAAGTTTAATACTTCTGATTCCTCACTGCCTGTTAATACTTTCTCTAAAACATCACTTAAGAAGTTTTGAATAAATTCTGGCGTATCACTACGCTTTAGATCCAAGCCCATGGCTTTGATTTTGCCTGGCTTGCCATCTACGTCAAGCCTTTTGCCTTCTTTGTCATAGTACAGAACAGCATAACGCTTCTTAGTAATAAACAGGCCTTTACTTGCAACAATCTCACGACCTGCTTTGATAACTTCGCCACGTGATTTAGGGCAATGAAATCCGTCTTGCATAAATTGTGGGAATGTGTTATTAACTTCTTCACCAATTTGGTCGTATAGTGTAACTACAGTTTCTTTTGACCACGGTAACGACCCCGAGTCGATATCTTTCTTAAGCGTCTTATAAGCAGAAAAATAACAGCTATCAGTATCACCGTAGATAATAGATTTTCCAACATGGTTGTTTTCTCCAGTAATGATTTCGTTGACTTTGCCAGCCATATGTCGAGCAATAGCACGACCAGTTAGTGTGGTACTTTGTCCAATACGTTTGTCAAAGAAGCGGCAATGCGGGTTAAGAATAGCACCATACAAACTATTTAGGTTAATTTTCTTAACCAGCTGTCGTTTGTCCCAGTATTCTTCTTCAATCTTATTACCTGCAGAAATACAATCTTTAAGTTTGGCCTGCATTTCCTTACGTTCAGCATACCAACGTTTTAATAAGCCAGGAATAATACCTTCTTTTTCATATGTGAAGATAGTGCCATTAGCACTGAGCATTAGACTTTGATGACTTTCAAAGATTAACTTATAGACTTCGGCAGCACTGAGTACGTTTTTGTCACCACCTTCCCAATCGATAGTAATCTCTGTACCAATTTCTTTATTCATAGTAGCAGTATATTCTAAACTACCAAATATACCTTCCCATGCAGCCGCAAAACTCTTGCCTTTTGATACTTGCCCTGCAATGTAATCCTCAGTCATTGTTTGACGTAGTTGTCCCACAATAGTTTCTGGACCCATATTTAATGCTCTAATCGCACTGGGATACAGACTGTTAATATCTAATGATCCAATCCACTCGTGAATACCTTCTTTAGGATAAGCAACATACGCACCAGCGGCTCCTGCATCCTCTTCTTGACTGTCATCTTTTTTAACACGATTCGGTACTTGAAAACCTCTACGATGACTTTCGTTAATGATAGCCTGTTCAGTTACAGCCACAGCTCCCATAGTTGTAGTAATTAATACTGTACATTCGTGCGCCAGTGTGTTAGCAAGGTCAAGGAATTTAAGTTTGTTATCAAGTTTGTTTAACAATGCACAGTCTTGCCTATTATATTCAACAAACTTACGGAAGTCATTGTTGTATAATTGATCAAGGGTGCCTTCGTAAACAGTCTTAGATTCACCTATTTCCATTTCTCCAATTGCGTCTAATCGATACGTGTGTCGTTCTTCATAAGTGTACTTTCGATACAGTTCAAGACTGTCTAAGTGTACACGACCAACCAGGTCATAAGTAGTGGCTTTCTTTCCATACTTCTCATACTCACGTTTCTTAGGATATTGATCCCATAGACACATTCTGCGTGTGTCATCTTTACTGAGTACTTTGGTAATACGATTGACAGTGTAAGGCATATCGAAGCCTTCCGAATTCCAACCACTAAGTACATCCGCATCTTGAATAAGATTTAAGAATGTATCCAGCATGTCTGCTTCGTTATCAAAAATATGTGTATTAGGGAATTCTTTAACCTGTTCATGTGCTTCTTCTATACTCATTCCCTTGGGAGGAATTGCCAAACAGACCATGGTCTGCATCCATTGTAAGTAAACAGCAATCGCAGTAATTGGCATAAATGCATCTTCTGGAGAAGCATAACCTCGTTCTGGATCAAAGTCTACCTCAATGTCCCAAAACGCTACATTGAGCTTGGGTGCATCTTGGTTAATATAGTTTTCGCTAAGACAAGCGACTACAGGGTTAATGTCAGCTTCATAAAGCTGTTTCCCACTGTTAATTTTAACTTCTTTGTGGAAGTCTTTGGTGTTTTTACAGACAATACGACTTAGAGGTTTTCCGTAAATTGATTGGAATTTACCTCTGGAATCTTCGTAATAGAAAGTGTAACGTACAGGGAATTCTTTAAATTCTCTTTTACCGTCTTTGTTTCTTTCTACTACTCGAACAATATCTGTATCTCTATCGAAATATGCGTCTACGTACAAGTTAGTTCTCCTATGCAATTTACGGCTTGCAAATACCTGCTTTGCGGATTATGGCCTCGCCTGCCTTCTATGTTATATTTAATTAATTATCATTCTAACAAGACCGAAGGTGTCAATTGCGGTAAGCAAGATATAATTAGCCAGCATACCAAAGGAACGCCGACTATAAGCGCACCAAGCGTATATAGCACAACCTGTAATCCAAACTGGGTACAGGGCAAGAAGGGGAGGAGTAGGCACGGTAACGGCCATAGTGATAGAACAGCCAATAGATATAGCCCAAGCAAGGACCTCAAGACAAAAACGTACTCTATTACTTTGGTAGTCATCTTTTATCCACTGTATTGTTGGTGCAAAAATGCTGCCAATCATTGATCATCCGGCAATCTGCCAGTAACACCGAGAATCATCTCAATATCATTCCATGCTTGTTCGTGTTCTTTCCAATTGTCTTTATGTGCAATAGTGATTGCTTTATTGATAATGCCGGGTTTGATTTCCAATTCTTCTGCTACTGCTTTGACAGTTTCTTTCAAACCTTCTTTTAAATCTTCAATTTCTCGAAGTACAGTAGAGCCTTCGTTAATTAAACGCTCTAATTTGGCTTTTTCTTCTGGCCCGTACATGCGTGTTGACATTAGTGTCTCCTTAAAATGTAATTATACATTAGTTAGCGTTGTAAGTCAACAACAGTTTTAATATTGTTAGCCAAATGGATTGACTAAATGGACTAATACTACTATAATAAAAACATGAAAAAACTTATTTTGATTACTGCCCTGCTTACTAATGTAGCCCATTCTCAAACATTTCATGATTGGGATAATCCTTCAAAGAAGTTTGATATTAGTGGTACACACGATATTCAAATTAAAGTTATTGCTACAGACGATGTTCAAAAGTTATGCGAACGAGAAAGTCGCAATAGAGGATTTAGCGGATTTGGCTACACTGTGAACAGTTGTGCTTTTTGGAACGATAATAAAACACAATGCACTATCATTACTCCGAAAAAAACATCCATGCACATCTTAGGACATGAATTACTTCATTGTGTAAAAGGTAGCTGGCATTAAAAAAGCACCCCTGGGGTGCTTTTTATTAGAATCGAAACGCTGATTTAATCCTTGCAAGGATTTCGTCGTCTTGATAACGAACACTTTCTCCTGCAAAATTACCAATGTCTTTATTAACTGCTTGTTGAGCAGGAGTCTGTGTTGAACCACCTGTTAACGCTGCCTTTTCTTTTTCTAATCTTGCAATGATCTGCGAATTCATTTGTGGATACTTCTTATATTTGGCTAATTGAGCATCAATCTCTGCTGCTTTTGGATTAGCCGCTGGACTTGCTGCCTGACCACCTGCCGCGGGTGCCTGTGCCATTTGTGTTGCTGTAGGACCACCTTGACCACCACGGCCTGCGCCAGCTGTACTTGTGCCTACTCCGGATGTAGTAGTTACACCCATTTTTTGTGCAGCCGCTTGTAGAGCTTTTGTCGTTGCAGGACCAATTTGACCATCAGGTGTTAAACCGTTGTTTTTCTGGAATAACTTAATAGCATCTGGCGTAGTCATCTTTAATTGATTAGCAATTGACTGACCAACTGGATCTACTTTGAATCCAGGTTTTGCTGCCGCCGGCTTTGCTGGACTTGCTGCCTGACCACCTGCTGGCTTACTGCCTGCTACAGTCATACCTGCTTCAGGTGCAGCACCCGGCGGCAATTCTAAAGGAGCATCTGCTACGCTTGTATATTTTTCACCTGTCTCTGGATTAATACCTGCAGGTACTTCTGCTGGCTTAGTTGGTGCAGCTGGACTTGCTGCCTGTGCTGGTTTGTTCTTAGGAAGATTAGGATTACTTCCTGGCACATACGGAGTGCCGTCATCATTAGTTGCTGCAACTCCGCCTGGGCCTGTAGTAAGTTTACTACCATCGCCCATGTCTTGTGTTTTAGTCTGATTCTTAGGAAGATTAGGATTACTTCCTGGAATGTAAGGAGTACCATCATCGTTAGTTGCCGCTGATGCGCCTGTCTTTGGATCAGTAGTTAATTTGCTACCGTCACCCATATCTTGTGTATTTCCTGCAGCCGGGCTTGCCGCCTGACCACCGGCCGCTGGAGCTGCTGGAGCTGCTGGTGCTGCCGCTGGGTTAGTAGCTGCACCACCTCGACTTAACCCACCTTGTGCTACAGCTGGTGCCGCCGCTGGTTTACCTTTGTTAGGAGCTCTCATTAAAATGTACTGATCGTTAATATCAGGTTTGCCACCACCCTTAGTTAACCATGCTTGATCTTCTGGACTCATAGCTGCAAACTTAGTAGCATCTGCGCCCTGATAAGGATTAGCAATCGGAGCTTCTTCTAAACCAAATTCTCTTAAAAGCATTTGAGCAATAGAACTGTTAAAAACAATACCTTCGTCAGTTTTCTTTTTACCCGTGTCTAATGTTTCCTTGCAATCAGCCACCATTTGTTTTAGTTCTTTCTGATCACAATCAGGATGCATTTTACAAATTTCTGCTGCGGATTTTCCATCCTGACACATTTTTTTAACGTGTGACATTGGCGGGCATTTCTTTTTGTCAGTGTGTACTTTCTCTTCAGATTCCATTAGATTTTGCTTATTATTAATAAGTTCTAATTTCTGCATTAATGCTTTTAAGTCCATTTTGTTCCCCAAATTTCTTATACTATATTTATGCTCACTTCCAGGATTCTGAGTAGCGAATTCAGCCGTCCCGCGCCAGCAGCCTGCGCACACTTATATAACGCAAAGGTCCTAAGGTAGTGTGTTCTTATTGTTCACCTTTTGGTAAAACGTAAACTTTGTTCCCTGCAAGAATACCAATTAATCTGCCAATACTTCTAATTCCAAGCATAGCAAGTGGAATAGCATACATTGTACCGCCACGTGGTCTAATACCGCCTGGCTCTAAGTGAACCATTTCGTAATCTTTTCCATCAATTGTAACAGTCTGCGCTTCCCTATTGGCTGCATCAACTGTGGGCAGTGATCCGCCTACAAGCGGCTTAGGTGCTTCGGGAGCAGATGGCTCAGCTGGAGTATTTGGTTTGCCTGTTAGACGATTAATATTTGGATCAGGTAGTGAGCCGTCTGCGTTAGGCACTACTCGTTCCATTACTTTTTTTGCTACAATACCAGCAAGTTGATCCGCACGATCTTTATATCTGCTATTACTCTCTGCAAGTTCGTTTTCAACAGCTTTAAAATATTTGCCAATCATACTGGGCTTTGCGCCTGTTGCTACATTTAATACTGGACTGGTAATAGTTTCTCTTTCCTCTACTGAGTCATTATGGTAGACTGCAATACTTTCTGCTTGAGTTAAACGATTTAACGGACCTTGCCCTTCTCTAACTACTTTAACAAACTTTGACATACTATCAACACCTTCTACAGGTTTTGATGCGGCACCGTCAATTGCCTGTAGAATTTTTTTCATGTCCATGATTTAGCCCTTTAGACGACCATCTTTTTCTGCTGACTTTAACATGGCTGCACGATCTCCGTAGCTACCACGCTTGACATCTTTAGCCGCAGACTTCTCGCCCTTGGTAGGATTCTTGACATGCTTTAATGGATCAAACTTGTCGCCTTCATACATACTACCACATTCTTTCAAGCCATGTACTGGACATGACTTACCTTTAGCAGAGTGATTGCATTTTGCTGTAGCTTCTTTAACTTTGGCAAAAGGATTAACACCTTTCTGCGGACCTGCTTTTTTGTTAGCGGCGGCATCTTTCATTTTTTCTTTCTTGTTGCCATCATTGTCAAGGTCTAAGAAGTCTGGCTTTGAGCCTTCTTTAACACTGTTAGGATAGCGTTTAGCCAGGCGTTGAGCTTCGTCGGGCTTAGGACCATATGCAGGATCGGGCATATCATAACCAAGTTTATCTTTGATTTTGTTGATTACACCCGGTTCTGTTCTGTCTACATAGTTGTTTTGACCGCGAGCATCCATTGACCATGCACCAGCGGCAGCAGCGGGATAGTTCTTGGCAGAATACCCTTGCCCTGCCATCTTGTCAAGACTTCGTGATGTAGCAAACTGCTGGTCCGTGTTTGGAGTTTTGTAATTGTTGGCGTCTGGACTGATAGCACTGGGTCCTGCTTGATTTCTCTTTGGACCTGCTGTACCGGGCCCAAACTCTTCAGGTACCTTTCCTTTCTTATTGCCTTCTTTCATTGCAGGATTAGTTGGTCCCGGAGTTTGCGGACTCCAACGCTTACCTTTGTGTGGGCCTGATGTTACAACAGGATATTGACCATCTTTACCCTTCGGAGGAGGAGCAGTAGCACCGTCTGGATCCATAGGAGCCATTCCTTCTTTAACTGCTTTATCTCTATTGTCAAACTTCTCGCTGTCTTTCATGCCCCATGTCTTGGCACTCTTTGGACTTTGTTTTAGTTTTGGAGACTGTGATTTCTTCTCAGCGGCTGACTGTGATTTAGCATGTGTCTTAACGCCCTTGCCTGACTTCTCTTCAGCCTCACCGTCGTCTTTATAACTTGTATTCTTATGAACTACACCTTTGTCAGTTTTAGTTAATTCGCCTGTACGAGTTTTCTTAGTGTCGCCTACTTTAGCTTTGTCATCAAATGCTTCGTCAAGATCCTTCTCGTTTTTCTTTTTAAGTTTGTTTAACTTGACTTTAGCCTCAGTTAATTTTCGTTGAAATTGTTTACGGACATCTTCAGTATACATATCAGAATTTTCAATCTTATTGCCATACTCGCTAAATTTCATCTCGTACTCTAAGTAGTGATATACGCTGGCAATATAGTCAGCTGATTTAGTAATCTTAGCTTGTACCCAACCTTCAAGCTGGTCACCGTCTTTGATCATTTTAAATAGCTTGAAGCTATAGTTGGCCATCTTATACAGATCGGCACGAGCCATCGCAGCTTCTTGGTCATCTGGATGGGGATTATTCATCATATTCATTCCTGGCATGGTTTACTCCGTTATTAGTATATTTAGTGTCTTTTGATCGCAGAACCGCCGAAAAGGCTTGCACCCTTTAATTCGTGAGCACCTTTAGCTGTGCCATCTGCGTTTTTCTTTTGCACGCCTTGTGGTTGTGGCGGCGCTTTAGTACCTGATTTTCCAGGGCTACCTGTGTAGCTTTTTTTGCCTCGTGCAGAACCCGGACTAAGGTGCGGATTTGCCACTGTACCAATGTTACCAGCACTGGTAGATCCTGCTGTTGCGGTTTCTGTAATATCACGTATCTTCATTATTCGCCCTCGAATAAATCTAATGCAATGTTCCAGTGAGCAATGCGATCTTCTAAACCAATAGTGCCACCGTTGATCTTTTTGCTTAATGAGACAATATCGCCGCTGTCACATACTTGATTAAGATTATTCTTTTTCCAGAACCAACAGGCAGTAAGTGTAGCATATGCTGGTTGTCTTAATAGATCCGGATCTTGTACTAAACAGTCATCTTGGAATAAATCGCGACTTGCTTGTGTATAGTTACTACGACCGGTAATTTGCAGGATGCCACGACCACGGAATTTCCATCCGTCACCACTGGCTTCTGGACCGTTACCCATTCTACTACTGTAAATTTTGTTGGCAATTAGTTCGGGCTTGCGCTCGTATTGTAGTGCAGTGGCGTCATCTTTAAAATATTTGCCAAACAATCCGCGCAGACCTTTTGCACCGTAGTTTAAATTTTCTTGTAATATTGTAAAGTCCAAACTCTCGTGTTGACACTGTGCTATGAATCCAGCAACTCGGGCAGGAGTTGTGATGTCAAATAGCGGTAAGTATTCTTCAAATGCGTCGTACCACATTTGCGGATTTTTATTTTTATGGATACACTCAGCTAATTTTTCTGGTGTAAAATTAAATTCAAAACTCATTTTTCTCTCCCTGATTTCATATTAGCCATCCAGTGTGCTAATTGTCCTTTACGGCCGCCTTGCTTGGCAACCTTACGTAGTGTACTTACACTGGCTTTAGTGGGAACACCATGTCTCTTACTATCGCCTTTGTCTTGCGGGTTTTTGCCATCAGCAAAGTTTTCTTCTACACCGCTATCTCCAACATCGCTCGGGGCCATGGGTGCTATTGCCCTAATTGGCTGTATATATTTTTTAGGTTTCTTATTGTACTTCTTAGCACGAACACCTTTTTTATGCTCGTCTAATTCTAACGGTTTAGTGCCAATGTAGTTAGGATACTGTTTGTTAAAGTATCTCATTATTATACCAGCAAGTTGATTAGCTTCGTTTTCTTCAGGACTACCGGTCTCTCCACTGTGTTCACCTAAACGATTTTCCATATGCTGTTTAAAATGCACAAGTTCGTGTGCTAATGTACGTAAAATGTCATTGGGATGACGATTGGCTATGGCTAAATGTATAGCAGTTTGACTATCTACGTATCCGCCGAATGTAGGCTGTTCTTGATCATTAATTTGTTTACTTAAATGTATTTTAGGCAACTTGTTTATTTTAAGAACATGCATTGCAATAGGTAAGAAATCACTAAACATCTCAGGGATGTCTACTTGTAATTTTTGTGCAATAAGTTCTCGTATATTCATTTTTTATCTATCATGTAAGGAAGACTAAACCACAATTTAAACCATTCAACATCGCCAGGTCTTATATTGTTTTTTCTCATTATCTCTGCTTTTTCAGTACCAGCTTGGCCAAACGATTCACCGTAACTTGTTTGTTGCGCTCGGTATTCGTGCAACCTTGCCGCACTACCTAATCCGCCAAGGCCTGATAATGCTTTTAATTCGTGTATAGGATCAGCCGGAGACAAATAACAATCGTCTGGACTGTCTTGATTGATATCGTAGCCGGTCACTTTGTACTGTTTCATTTAAGTGTTGCTCTCAACATCCAACTGTGTTTACGATGTGCATCCATGCGCTCTGCTAAAAAATTACTTAGCCCATTTTCACCAGCTTGTTCGGCAAGCTCGTAAACCATCTTTAACAATTTACTCATCTTATCACTGTCGTTTAACAATTCAATTACCATAGCCTTACTGTCCAATATATCAGTTTCGTCGTCAACTTGAGTTAACATACTAAAACGAGACAAACTTGCCGGAGTATATGAGCCTAACTTGCGAATGTTCTCAGCAAATGGATCAATACTACCGTAGACTTCTTCGTAGATATTACCAAACAACGTATGTAATGATTCAAAGAACATACCCTCTACGTTCCAGTGAAAATTCTGCGCCTTTAATACAAAACTATATTCTGATGCAAACGCTACTTTTAGTGCTTTTTGTAATTCTTCCATTATTTCTTACCCTTCATATCATTGTCGAATTGTTTATTAGTTGCCTTAACAATTCCTTTAAATCTTTTGTTGCCTTTATCGACATTACCTTCTTTATCTGCTTTGCTTGCATCAGCACCTGCTGCTTTTTTGTAACGTCCCAACATGTCAGAACTAAGTTCTGCAAGATTCTTGTTAAGATTACTTACGTGTTCTTTAGGTACACAGTTAGGAACTTGCTTGCTACCTTTCTTTTTCATACCAACCATTTTATGGGTATCCCAGCAAGGATCATTATCTTCTTCTACAGCGGGTCTACCTGGCACTTTGCTACCTATTGGAGTAGCTGGCTTAGCTGGACTTGCACCTTGGCCGCCTGCTGGGCTATCCCACGTTACACATGTTGCAACTTGATTAGGCCATTGACCTGTGTACGTCCATTTAGTACAACGTGGTTGTTGACCAGCCTCCGCCACACCTTGAATTTTACGTTTAGTTAATTCTTGATGTAGTGCTTGTATCTTGTTAGGTGCTCGTGCAATAGCATTACGTATTTCACCTGCTACATTCTTAGGAAGTTTTGATAATACGTTGTTAACAATTTGTTCTGCTTGCGCATTTTGTTGCCCGGGCACTTTGCTCTTTTCAGGTTTTGCCGCTGGATAATCAAAGTCATCATCGTCACCAACCTCTGATTCTAATTGAGATAGGTACGAGTCGTACTCATCTTTACGTGCTTTCCAACTACGTGCAAACTGCATTAAACTTTCGTCTTTTATACGCTTGCCTATGCTGAATAGTATAGGAGGCAACGAGCCACTAATTTCTGTAAAATTAATACGACTTTCACGGCCCTCACTGGCATCTTTTAAAAATGCAATCAGCGGTGGTGCATACTTAGGAGCTTGTTTGGTTAAGGCATACAAATCATTTTGCAATTTGTTAAAATAAAAATTATTAAACCATTGAGCACTTTGACCGGCTGCATTGCGATGAAATCCTTTTAGGCTTCCGTTATTATCTACCCAACGTTTAGCCATTGCTTTTAATTTGCCGTATAATTGCGTTATAGGTTCACCATTGGTAGTAATGCTTTTTAGCGTACTTGGTAATGAAGGACCTTCAGCTAACTCAGTTGGCTCTTTAGCTTTTTTCTTAACAGCTTTAGCCGCCGCCTTTTCAGCATGTGGCATTAAATAATATTTTACAACATCAAAGAATGGCTTGCCTGCAATCAGTGTGTTAGGATCAACTCCTGCTGCCTGTCCAAATGCATCTCTATTATCTGCCGCAACAGCATTACGCAGAGCAGTTGCTGAACTTAGACGAGGAGTTTCTTGTTGTTGTATATTAGGAAAATTATAAAATCCATGCGCACCTTCTTTACCGTTATACTGTACCAGTGCCTTGGTAACCCATGCTTCGTCAGTATAAACATTTAATACAACATTGCCATATTTTTTATAAACTTTACTTGCTAAAGTTAACCAGCTAACCTCTGCAATGATATGTCCTTTGATCTCTGGATATACAGCTTCCATTGCTTTGACTTTAATATCAAATGGTAACGGATCTTTAGGACCTTGTGTACTTTTATTAGTACCAACATACCATGCCGAATTCTCTGAAGCCATTTCCCACGCTTTCATGTGGCCCATGTGAGGAGGATTAAATCTGCCAAAAATAATACCAACAGATTTATCACGCTTTGATTCAAATAGATGTCTAAGCAGCATATTATTTCTCGTCGTAGTGACCGTTTTCAATATTGTCAGTTTCTATTCTATGTAGATCTGCACATATCTCTGCACACATATCTTTTTCAAGATCCGGCTCTAATCCTTCAACTTTAAATTTGTTGTTATATTGTTCGTATGCATTCTTTACTAATGATTCAAACGCACGTGATTTTACTAATTTTCCAGACTCTACATACTCTTTAAAGCGATGCATTACTGGAAAGTATTGCTTTCTATAAAAATCTGGATCATTCTGCATAAAGCAGATGAGATCGTCTTTTAAGTCGTAGCCTAATTCTTTTTTATGTGTATTAGCGTTGAATAAATCTTCTATTTGCATAATTTCTCCGGATGTTACACTGTATAAATTACAGTCGTAAAAAATCCCTTATTTCGATGTATTTATCGAAATAAAGGATCAAGGTTATGCTTTAATAACCGAGTCTATTTTTGCTATGTCACCGCCTAAGAACACTCGCACCATGGTTAGTGTCTGCGCTCCCTTAACATAAAAGTAGCCGCCGCCCCAACTACTATCTTTATTTAGGTGTTTTTTCACAGTAGGTGTCAGGCGTATTTTTTTATTAGTCTCTGCCCATGTTACAAACTTATTGTGATTTTTTCGAGTCCTGCCCATAAAAATTTTATAGTCATAATCTAACTTTTTAACAATCACAGATCCTGCTACTAAATCTGGATTGTTCTTATTTGGCAAGCTAACATACTTAACTCTGCCCTCGTCTACTACCGCTAACTGTTCAATATACTTGCTGTCGTTAGTATAGAAATTAATAAAGGGCTGTTCAACACGCAACTCGTAGTCAGCAAACTTAGATAACATAGTATGTAAATTTTTACAAAACACCGTGTCTTCATCGCTACGTAGTTTAACCCACTGTGGCGAAACTCCAGTAGCTTCAAGTTCATTTAGTCTATCGATAACATTTTCAAGATCGTTGCCTCGAAACCAATTGGCAACAGGGCATACAAGTACAATTTTGTACTTGTATTTTTTCATAAACAGGCTAACTGTGTCTTTAACCTTGATCGACTTCGGGAGTTTCACGTACAGTGATCCTTGCAAGTTTAGGCTTTGATACTAATACCATTTTGTCATCTTCAACAATAATATTTAATGATCCACCGTCTTTGAGGTTACCAAACAACATTTCTCTTGCTAACGGACGTTTGATTTCCTTGTCAATAACACGTTGCAATGGACGGGCACCCATCTTAGGATCAAATCCTTTTTCGATTAACCAATCAATTGCATCGTCTGACACTTTAAATTTAATATTTTTCTCTTTGATTTGATCTTTAAGTTCTAACATAAACTTACCGACAATTTTAATCATTGTTTCTTTAGTTAACTTGCTAAATGTAACAACTGCGTCTAAACGGTTACGGAACTCTGGAGCAAAGAACTTTTTAAGTGCTTTGTCACTGTATGTTTGTTCTTGTGTTCCAAATCCGATAGTATTTTTCTCAGCGTCTTGTGCGCCGGCGTTAGTTGTAATAATTAAGATCAAATTACGGCAGTCTGCTTGTTTGCCATTCGAGCCTGTAATAAATCCATTGTCCATCATCTGTAACAAGATAGTTGACACATCTGGATGTGATTTTTCAATTTCATCTAATAGCAATACACAGTTAGGGCTTTCTTGAATCTTAGTAATCAATAGGCCAGCATTTTCTTCAAAGCCAACATAACCAGGCGGGCTACCAATCAACTTAGATACGCTGTGCTTCTCTTGATACTCACTCATATCAAAGCGTACCAGTTTAGTGCCAAGATGTTTAGCCAGTGCCTTAGCAGTTTCAGTTTTACCTGTACCTGTTGGGCCCATGAATACAAACGAACCAACTGGTTTGTTATCTGCTTTAAGTCCTGCGCGAGCAACAAGAATTTTATCAACAATTTCTGTAATGGCGGTATCTTGTCCGTAGACTTCTTGATTAAGTTGATTTTCGAGATTTGATAATGTACTTGATTCTTGCTCTGCAATTTGCTCTGCAGGCATTTGTACCATTTTAGCAAGTTCAAACTGAATGCTTGCTTCGTTAATAACCCTATCTTCAGCTAACTTTAAATTAAAGCGGCTACACGCACAGTCAATTAAATCAATTGCTTTATCTGGTAACTTCTTGTCAGCTTGATATTTAACTGACAATTTAATAGCTGCCTGCAATGCATCGTCTTTAATTTTAACACTGTGAAATCCTTCGTAGTATTTCTTAATACCTTTAAGGATTTGCATAGTAACTTCTTGTGTAGGCTCATCAACTGTGATACGTTGGAATCGACGCATTAACGCACGATCCTTTTCAAAGTGCTTGCGATATTCTTCCCATGTAGTGCTGGCAATAACTTTGATATTACCTTTACTTAGAGCAGGCTTCATCATGTTAGCAAGATCGTTAGCTGAATTGTTTGCCGAACCTGCACCGGAGATCATATGTGCTTCGTCAATGAATAGGACCGTCTTGCCTTTCTTTTGAAGAGCTTTAATAACTGCTTTAAATCTTTCTTCAAAGTCTCCGCGATACTTAGATCCGGCTAACATAGCACTGATGTCTAAATTATAAACAGTGTAGTCTTTTAAGAAATCTGGCACCGCACCGTTAACAATATTATGTGCAAGACCTTCTGCAATGGCAGTTTTACCTACACCAGGATCGCCTACCAGGATACAGTTATTTTTACTACGACGACCTAAGGCCAATGCAATATTTTCAAGTTCTTCAACTCGTCCAATAACCGGATCAATCTTATTCTTTTTAACGTCTTCGTTAAGGTTAGTAGTAAAGGATTTAAGAGCACGTTCGCTTTGATTGTCTCGAGGAGAATCTTCTTCCTCTGCTTCAACTTCAACTTCACTATTAATATAGTCGTTGAATTTTTCTTTGTCAATGTTAGCTTGTTGGATGTAGTAATTACTCCAGCTACGTTTCTCACTCATCATAGCAAGAAACACATCGGTGGGTTCAATACGCTGGCGCCCGTTAAACAATACCTGTGTGAATGCACGATTAAGCACACGTTCAACTGTTTGTGTTTTTCGGGGCTTTACTTCTGTAGTTGATGCACTGATAATTTCATCACATTTATTTTTTAAGTAATGTTCGAGATTCTTTTTAATGTATTCTGGATCTGCTCCGTATCCTTGAACACAATTTGTAAATGCGTCTTCACACAGCATAGCAAACAATAGATGTTCTATTGTCAAGTATTCGTGATTTAATTTTTTGGCTACGTCAATAGCTTTTTCGAATACTAATTGAAGATCATTACTTGGTTCTACCATTACGTTTCCTTTGTTTTTTAATTGCTAAGTCTAATTTAAATTTGCTTATCTTAGAGGTAAAGCATATACCGTCTAAGTGTTCGAGTTCGTGTAAAAAGCATCGTGCATCAATGCCGTCAAATCTTATTATACACTTATTATTATCTCTGTCAAAGAATTCGGTTACTACGTTAAAAGGTCTACTCACGTGAAAGAATAGTCCTGGAAAACTTAAACAGCCTTCTTCGCCTTGTTCAGACTCGTCACTTACTGCAATAATCTTAGGATTAAACACAGCAAACGGTTCAGTTACGCCTTCAAGATTACGTGTCATAATTGCAAATACTCGAGCTTCAACGCCAACTTGATTTGCAGCCAGACCGATGCCATTATGTTCCCACATCAGCTTAACCAGTTGTTCCTCAAGATCTCGTGGATCTATGATTGGGTTAGCAAAGTCAAACTCGGGTAATTGTTTATCGAGTATTGGATTTGGATGAGTTATTAATTTCAGCATACAGGCTTTCTAACTTTGTTTTTAGGATTGGATCTGTGATTGTTAACATGTCAACCTTTACACGAACTATCAAGTTTCCTTTAAACTTAGTATTGATATTCGTAAAACCTAATCCTCTATGCAAAAATTCTGATCCGTGTTGTACACCTGGATTTAAATTAATAGGTATAACTTTGTCATCTGGTGTGTTAATTGTTTTTCTACAACCTAACATCGCTTCAAATGCGTTGATATTAACGAATGTAATTAGGTCATCGCCATGTCTTTCGTATTCAGGATCAGGTTCTACTATAACTGTAACATTAAGGTCTCCCTTAGGTACATTAGCTATTGCGTCATCACCCATACCGCCGTACTTGATAACCTGACCACTATCTATGCCAGCTGGTACTTTTATAATAACATTTTGATCACGGCCTGACGGAAGAGTAAAATTAGCTTCAAGTTCGGCACCGTTGAATGCCTGTTTAAGAGATATAGTGCATCTAATGTTTAAATCTCTATTACGCGGTCGACGTTGCCCGCCCTGACGTTGAAAAAATTGTTCGAACGGGCTTCCACCGAATACCTGTGAGAACGGGTCAAACGGGTTACCAGTATTGAAGTGAAATTCGTGAAACCCACCACCATGATGCATTCCGTTACGTTCAGCATCGTATTGGGCACGTTTTTGCGGATCGCTAAGTGTGTCATACGCTTGCGATATTTCTTGAAATGTTTTTGTGTCACCGCCTCGATCAGGATGATTTTTCATAGCCAATTTTTTGTAGGCTTGTTTTATCTCCTCCTGCGAGGCAGTTTCATTTACGGTTAAAGTTGAATAATAGTCCATAGTAATATTATATAGCACTTAGACTAAAAAGTCAACTATTCTCTTGGAGGCATATAGTCGCTGTCAATTGGGCCAGTTGATGGTGGCTTACGTACATTTGGCATTGAGGTTACTGCTGGAGACGCTGCCGCTCCAAATCCTGTATTGCTATTACTGCCGCCTGGTATTGGAGTTGTGCCCCAACTTGGTGCTGGTGCATAACTTGTGCTTGGTGCTGGTGAACCAAAGCTACTGGAGTTGCCGAAGCCTCCTGATTGCGGTTGGCCAAATGTTGTTGGGCTGCTCGCAAATCCTGTTGTTTGTGTTTGTAGTCCGCCATTGTTTGCTCCTCCAAGTTTTTCCTGTGTACGACCAAATGCCGCAATACCTAAAACTGCACCCATTGCAATATGGAATAGGCCTGCACCTTGTAGTGTCAGTGGATTCCACTGCGTAATTGGGCTATGAGTCATTGTTTGTAATAGACTCCAGAGGATTGGAAATATAACCATGTCCATGGTGCAAACTAACATGTACATCCAACCCATCATTGGACGCCATTTTGAATTCATCCAATCTTCTTTTTTTGTTTCGCTTGCGCTTTTTACTTCTTCGCTCATTGGTTAATCCTGCTGTTATTTAAAAGAATAAGAATACACCTTGTGCTGATAGCAGTATGCCTAATCCAGCAACAAAGAAACTACCCCAAAACATGCCCATACTAACTGCAAGAATACTTGCCGATAATACAACAATGCTCAATTGATACATCGTACTTGCATATCCAATCCATGGACTACGCTTTTTAGCTTCGTCGCGCTCTGCTTCTAATGCACGAGCTTTTTCCATTAGCTCTTTCTTACCTTCGCCAGTTTTAGGATCACTTTCGTACCGATCAATCTTGGCCTGTAGTTTAGCCATCTTTTCTGTATCTTTACGATAAGTAGCATCGTCTAATGATTGCTCGGCAAGAGTTTGTTTAATACTCTTAGCTTGATAGAACGCCCAAACATTGTTTGCTGAAATTGTGTTGTTTAAGGTTTTACTGCTTAGATTGCCACCGTACCAAGAGTTAACTGCTAACAATAATGCAAACACAGAAATAACCATACCTGCTTTGTCTTTTAGCTTTGCCTCACGTTCACTACGTGATCCTACTGGAGGTTTTGGTGCGTCTGGATCTTTTGGTTGTTTAGTAACTAAATTTAACACTGAATCTATTAATGCCATTTATCGCTCCTGCTTAATGTATTAGTATTTAATCAAAATCCAAATATATTCTTCTTTGGTTCTATAACAAACTTTTCTGCAATGGCAGCACCTTTAGACCTAACATGCGGATCGGGACTGGTTAACATTTCATTGATCAAAGCTGCTTTGGCCATCTTGTCCATTGTTTGATCTTTAGATACTGATTTTTGTACTTCTGGATTAGTGGCGCAGCCTACTAACGCTATTGATGCAATGATTAATGCAATTTTCATTTTATGCTCTCGTATATTTTCTTTTGTGTATCATACCACTCTTGCCAACCTTCTACTTTAGTTGAACACTCATAGTACAATGTGTAGTTGTGTATTACAACTTTTAACATTTCTGTTATCGCCACCTTATCACCTTCAATTTTTCTCAACTGCTCGCATTTGTCTTTTAATACTTGCGGTGCTTCTGGAAACTTAGGCTTAATAGGCACAGCGGTAGTGCAGGCAGTTAGTAATACAACAGATAATATAGCAAGGTATTTCATTTCTTACCCTCTGCCGCTTTGTTCATTTCGGCCGCTGCATTATGTGCATCAATAATGACCTTAGGTACAGGACACTGCTCAATGTATTTTACAACTTCTTTGTCTTGTGTAATAACACGATCAACATATTCAATCTGTGTCTTACCTTTTTCTTTAATAACTGTGGTCTTAGTAACAATCTTTTCTTGAATTTCTACGTTCTTAGTATTAGAGGCTTCTTCAGCCAACTTAACCTTATCTTCTAAGTCTTTGATCTTAGCTTCCCATACTGCATTGGTATTGTTAGCACTTACAAACCATATACTAATCAACAAGCTAACAACGCTAACTGCCTGTATAGGGAATTGGTATTGACTGACAAATGGTATACGTTTTAATAGCCATGCTGCTAATAAGCCTACTATGCTGGCTATAAGCATAGTAGTCCATATCCACTCAGGTAATAGGCTTAGCATCCATTGAAATTGCCACATTATACTTTCTCCAATACCACTGCGTAGCCTTCATTTTCAAAGACAAAACTATTGCCAATTTTAGAAATGTTATAGTTTCCAAGGTACTTAGTCATGTATAATATTTCTGCAATATCTCTACCTTCAATCATCATAGGGCCTTTTAGATTTTCATACACGTTGTGCCTTGGACCTGAGCTGGTAATACGCATACGCAATGGATCGCTGTATTTTCTTCTAAAGATAATATCGTCATCATCTACAGCAATACTTTCAAGGTAGCTTTTATTAAAAAAGTTACTAAAGTTATTCATGTGACTTTCTTTAATTTGCATTTCGTAGTCGGCGCCGGTAGTTGGTATAGTTTCTGTTAAACTTGTTTCGTCTGCAGGAATTGAGCTAAAACTTTTATGATATCTAAATTTAAATTTATCAATGCCAGTTAGCTTACCTACTCCGTCAAGTAGTTCCATAACCTGTTCACCAATACGTCTATTACGTTCGATTTCTACAAACACTTTATAGTGACCGTTTTCTAATTCTCCGGGAGTTGCATCGGCATCAAGGACAAAATCGTAGCCACGTTCCACAAAGTTTACAAGGTCTGTAGCAGGTGCAAGGTCTTCTACAGTAAAACTAATTACTACAACGTCTTTATCAGACCCCATTTTTGAAGCATAGCTGTCTACTTCAAATACATCGTCGACAAGATTGTGTAAATCTCGTGCTGTTAATTCTTCATTAAGCTGTTGGGACACTTGGTGCTCCTCCTGCAGGCGCTGCCGCTACATCTGCTACTGCATCATCAGCCGGCTCAGCTGGTGCTGCTTGAGCACCCTCAGTTCTTCCAATCCCCATGCTTTCTCGCATCTTAGTCATATACCCGTTAAATGTATCTTCAACAAGTTTTTTAGGCATAATGATCTCTACTACCCATATAGGTCTACGATCAAGTTTTCCTTTTTTGGTTCCGGGTCTAAAATCGTCCGGGGTCTTAATTTGTCGAGGCTCTACGATAAAAGATTTTTTATATCTTACTTTACAGCCGTAGTCGAGCAGGCGTTTTCCCGCCATAGGGTCAGGCATCTTATTTTCTGGCCATATAAAACTTGCCGATACCCAATGTCTTTCAACAAGAGGCCCTTCAGCGAGTTCACCGTCTTGCCAGTTTTTATAGACATACATGTCCATTTCATCGAGTACACGTTCGAAGTCTTTGAGCACAGATAGCGAACTATTTGCGCTGTAGATTGATTCTACGTTTTTAATAACGTCTAAAATATCAAGCATTGTTATTCCTTGAAGCTTATACTTATTTATCCAGCCCAAAACGATATCATATCTTATTACTTTTGTCCAAAATGACTAAGTAATAGTGTAGGACCTCTGTAGTTACTGAGGCGGTCGCTACATGTCCTGCTTTACTAAAAGTGGGAGATACTTAATGAGTAAAAACAATCGAGTGAAAAAACGTTTTA